GGCAGCCCGGCGTAGAGCGTCCTGTCCCCGCCCGTGGCCTGCCACTCGGTGGGTACCAGCACGAAGCGCTGGTTGGCGCCGCCGTTGCTGGCCCAAATCTCCACGTTGGTGTTCAGCTCGGTCTTGCCGCCAGTCACGTCGAGCATGTAGGTGGTGCCGCCGAGCGCGCCGAACCCGACCTTTGGGTATGCCGTGCCGTTCACGTCCTGCGTGCCGTCCTCGACGATGACCCAGCGCTGGTTCGTGCCCGAGTTGCGCGTGTACATGAAGACGTTGGTGCCGTTGGCGGCCCTCGCGCCGTTCACGTCGAGCGACTTGCCCGTCTCGGCGTCGAGGATGGTGGTGACGCCACCCGTGGTCGAGATTGCCCACTTCTGGGCGTTGCCGCCGTTGCGCGACCAGATGGCCACGTTGGCCTTGTTCGCGGTCGAGTTGCCGTGCACGTCGAGCGCCATGCCGGTGTCGAGCGAGCACAGCACCTCGTAGGTGCCGTCTGCGATTGCCACTAAATCGCCCCCAGCCTTGCGAGTTCGGTGAGGTAGCCCCTCGTTGCGTTGCGGATGCCGGCGTCGTCGTTGATGGCGATGCCGTTGAGCGAGACGTTGTAGGTGGTGCCGCCCTTGGTGCCCGTGGCGGCCACGCCGAACGTGGTGCCGGCGTTGCGCCCGTCAAGGCCCAGTGCCCCTGCCACCGACGCGCTCGCGTCGCGCATGGCGCCCACGGCGCCCTTGGAGCCGTCGTCAATGCCGTTGGCCAGTCCCGCCATCATGTACTCGCCCATCTCGGCCATGAGCGTCGAGGGCGAGTGGATGCCGAAGAACGACTTGAGCGCGCCAACTGCGTTCGAGCAGACGCTCTTGATGGTGTTCGTGACCCAGCTGGTCGCGTTGCGGATGCCGTTCACGAGTCCCTGGATGATGTTGCGGCCCGCGCTCGTGAGCCACGACGCCGCGCCCGAGAGCGCGCCCGTGACCTTGCCCTTCAGGCTCGTGAAGGCCGTGCGGACGTTGTTGACGCCGTTCGTCACGGCCTGCCGCATGGCGGACATGGCCGCCGGGATGGCCGTGCGGATGAAGTTAGCCACGTTCGAGATGGTGTTCTTGACGGCGGTGAACGCGCTGTAGATGGTCGACTTGATGGCGCCGAACACCTCCACGACCTTCTTGCGCGCGCCCTCGTTGGTCGCGAGGAACGCGACGATCGCGCCAACCACGGCGGCGATGATGGTGATGGGGCCGCCCAGCACGGTCGTGATGACGGCGATGAGCCCGGGCACCGAGCCAATCATGGCGAGCGCCGGGCCGACCACGCCCGTCAGGAACGCGACCGCGCCCGAGATTGCGCCGATGACGGCCGTGATGCCGCTCACGGCGGCGATGCCCGCGGCGATGCCCGCGATGATGGGCACGGCGGGCGCGATGAACTCGACGAAGTCGCCGAATGCGTCGGCGATGCCCTCGATGGCGGGCTGCGCGTCCGCGAATGCGTCGGCCATGCCGTTGATGAAGTCGGTGATGCGCCCGTCCTCGTTCAGGCTGTCGTAGATGCCCATCATGACGTTGGTGACCGCTGCGTCAAGCTGCCCCATCGCGCCCTCGAAGGTGCTGGCGTTGGTGGCGGCCTCCTTGGCCACGTCGGACATGCCGAGGTTGGTCAGTGCCGCGTTGAACTCGTCGGCGCTGATTTCGCCTGCGGCCATGGCGTCCCTGAAGGTGCCCATGGACTCGTCCCACGCGCCCATCTCGCGCAGCTCGTTCTGGATTGCGCCGGACGCGCCGGGCAGGGCGTTGACTATCTGGTTCCAGTCCTGCGACATCAGCTTGCCAGCGCCGTTCACCTGCGTGATTGCGTTGGCGAAATAGCCGAACGTCTCGGAGTTGCCGCCTGCCGCGGCGTTCAGGTTGCCAGCGGCCTGCACCAGCTGGTCGTAGTCGGCCACGCCGTTCGCCGCCAGCTTTGCGGTGGTGTTCAGGACCTCGCCGAGGTCGTAGACGGTCTGGTCCGCGTAGTCGCGCATGGACTGCATGACTGCGGTTATCTGGCCGTCGTCGATTCCGGCGAACTGCATGGTGCTGAAGAACTTGGCCAGCGCGTCCGACTGCTCGATGCCGTCGGCGAAGCGCTGCTTGAACTCGTTGGCGGCGCTCATGGCCAGCTCGCCGATGATGTTGCCCAGCGCGACCTTGGCGGCGCTGAACCCGCTGGCGAAGGAGTCCCCGGCGTTCGTGCCGGCGGTGCCCATGGCGCCGCTGGCGGCGCGCGACACGCCGTCGGCGAGCGCGTGCCCGGCGCTGGTGCCCGCCCCGCCCATGGCGCGCTCGACCTCGGCTGCCACCGACTTGGCGTCGAGCCTGGGGTAGATGGTCAGGTAGGCAGACGCTATCTCTCCCGCCATCACTCACCTCCCTGTGGTGCGTGCCCGCCCAGCACGGAGTCGACCCACGCCCTGTTGGCGATGGCGTTGGTCGCGTGCACGGTGTCCTGCTCGCGCTGCGCGGGCGTCTCTATCGGCTTGGGGTAGTTGCGGCGCTTGGTCGCGTCCTCGGTGCGCTGCCACGCGATGACGCGCAGCGTGTGCTCCATGCTCGCCAGCAGGTACTCGGACGTGCCCCACTCCGCGGCCGTGCCACGCCACACGCGCGCCCCTGCGGGCAGCTGCGCGGCGCAGCAGGCGGCATGGACGTGGGTGTAGTCCACGCCCATGCCGTCTAGGTCGAGTCCGTAGTACTGCTGCAAGTCGGCGCGAAGCTCGCACGGCCTCTCGCGGACGAGGCGGGCGAGCAGCGCTAGTTTTTTGCGTCCTCGCCCGCAGCCCTGATGGCGGCCGCCAGCAGCTCGCCCATCTTGGCGAACTTGCCGCCGATGGCCTTGGCGTACTCGCGGTCGCGGCCGCAGAACACGGCGCGGAAGCAGTGGACGAGGGCCTTGGGGTCCTCGTCGGCGGTCAGGACGTCGCAGACGAAGCCGTAGTCCGTGAGGACGTCGGCATCGGCCTCGAACGTCTGGCCCTCGAACTCGAAGGTGATGGTCACTTAGGCCACCTCGATGTAGTCGTACACGCTGACGCCGGTTGCGTCGACGTTGCAGGTGATGGTGATCTCGCGGCCCGAGATCTCGCCCGCGCCGAGCGACATGTCGCCGACCTCGGTGACCTGCCCGGCGGGAATGACCTGACGCCAGCGGCGGCCGTCGCGCAGCACGAGCTCGAGCACGTAGATGCGGTTAGGCACGTCGTGGGTGCCGTGCTTGGCGGTGATGAGGTCGTTCGCCACGGTCACCATGTCCTGACCGTAGATTTCCTTGAGCGCGGCCTCCTTGACCTCGATGAGCTTGGCCGTGATGGTCTCGGTGCGGCTCGAGGTCGAGGTGAAGACGGGGTCGCCGTTCATGTCGGCCATGGTCTCGGTGTCGGTCTCGATGGACTCGGAAACGCCATCCTCGCTGATGAAGCCCAGGTTGACGAAGTCCGTGCCGAGCGCGGTGGTGATGTCGGTGGGCACCGTCGCGGTGGACGGCGCGCTGAAGAAGTAGCCGCCCGAGACGCCCTTGGTGGTGGAGACGTTCGCGACGGTGTTGGTGCCAGTTGACATTGGCCCCTCCAGTCTTGTCTTGTTGTCTTAGATGCCGTAGAGCGCCTGCGCCATGGCCCTCTGGAGACGCGCCAGCAGCCCCCTGTTGACCTTCCCGGTGCGGCGGTCGAGCGCAGACGCGCCGACCCAGCCGTGCGCCGAGACGGGGCCGTCGAGGTCGACCCCGTGGCCGACCCTGAGCCCGCTCGCCGCCTCGGCGCGCATGGCCGCGCGGCTGGCCGAGTAGCCGAGCTGCGCGACCACGCCGGGTGACTTCATGACGCTGCGGAACCCGCTGCGGTTGAGCTTGATGCGCGTGGACGCCATGGTCACTCGCCCACGTAGTCGGGCATGGCCACGCCGACCTGCGCCGAGCAGCCCAGCATGGCCAGCTCGTCCTTGCGGATGTAGAGCGTGCCCACGGGGTTGCCCCACGTCCAGGTGTTGCTGTACGTGCTGATGCTCTGGAGCGTCTGCGGTGACTGCCCGAACTCCTCGGCGGTTGGGCTCGACAGCGCGCGCTCGACCATCTGGCAGACCACGATGCGGGCCGCGTCAGGGTCGGGCTCGAAGCCGTGGCACGCGCTCGTGACCTTCATGCTGGCGCGCTCGATGAGCTTGTCGGCCATGTCCTCGTCGAGAACGGTGCAGGCGAGGTCGCCCACGTCGGCGTACCTGGTAACAGCCATGGGCTACGCCTCCTTCTTGGCCGTCCTCTTGCGCGGCGCCCTCTTGGGAGCCTGCTGCTCGGTGGCGGTCGCCACCAGCCCATAGCCGAGCAGCACGGCGGCCCGGGCGTCGTCGCACTCGAAGCGCGCGCCCATGGGGCGCAGGCACTTGTCCTGCGCGTCCATGAACGGCTGGGTAACGATGACGGTGGCCACTAGGCGCTGATGGTGGCGACGATGATGTGGGACAGGAACTCGGGCACGACCTTGGCGCCGCCGAGCACGACGATCTGCATGGCGGCGTTCTCGTCCTTGGGGGCGTGCTTGACGGCCACGATGCCGGACTCGTCGGTGACGAAGCCCGCGCCGATGCCCTGGACGTCGGCGGACGCGATGACGAGGTTCTCCTGCGCGGTGGCGTAGACCTTGTCGGCGGCCAGGCCGGGCAGGACGATGAGGGTGCCCATGCCGAGGAAGTTGGTGATGTAGGACAGGCCGAACGCGGTCTGCATGGTGATGTTGGCGGTGCCGAGATAGCCGGCGGCCGTGGTCGGCGCGCAGAAGAAGACGGGCGTGGAGGCGTAGCCGTCGCGGGCGGTGTTGAGGCCCGCCCAGGCGTTGGCGCAGGCGGCCTGGAACGTGGTGCCCGTGGCGGTGCCGGTGCCGGTGGCAAGGGCGGTCGCGAAGATGCCCTTGAGGTCGCCCTGAATCTTGGCGCGCAGGACGGCGTCCTCGTGAGCGACGGCGGGCAGGCCGGCGCTCTGGATGGTCTCGAAGCCGACGAGCGCGCGGTACTTCTTGTAGGTGAGCGGGGTCAGCGAGGTGGTGCGGGTGAAGGTGGACGCCGTGATCTCGGCGGCCTCGTTGACGTTGCCGTCCTGAAGCGTCGCGGAGACGGCGCGGGTCTGGAGGGCGGTGCCGACGGGCAGGACCTGCCAGTTGGAGGCGTTGAGGACCTGCTTGAGGTTGGTGTAGTCGGTGGCGTAGCTGGCGGCGAAGTCGATGGAGGCTGCGCCGGCAATCTCGTTAAAGCTGAGGGAGGTGGTGGTGGCCATGTTGGCTCCTTACATGTCGAAGATGTCCTTGTTGGCGGCGATTGCCCTCAGTCGCTCGGCGGGGTCGCGGATGGCCATGATGTCGGCCTTGCTCGCCGCCTGCGGCTTGGGCTCGCCTTGGTCGTTGAGGTTCGGGTACTTGGGCATCGCGGCCAGCTGCTGCTTGAGGAACTGGGCGTTCTCGTCCACGTCCCCCGCCATGCGTGCCAGAAGCGCCGCGTCCACGCCGTGCTCTGCGGCGGCCTTGGCCACCTGCTCGGCGCGCGTGCGCTCGGCCTGCATCTGCTCCAGCTCGGCCTTGAGCCTGTCCCTCTCCTCGACCGCCTTCTGCAACTCGCTCTTGGATGCCTCTGCTGCCTCGTCGTATGCGGTGGCCTTGGTCTTGAGCTCGTCGTAGTCGGCGTACTTAGCCCTCTCGCGCTTCAGGCGGTCGCCGATGATGGCGTCCATCTCGGCCTGCGTGAAGGTCTTCTCGGGCTCCGCAGGTGCGCCCTGCGTCGGCGTCTCGTCGGTGTTGGGCATGTCTGCCCCCTTCCCCGCCTTTGGCGGTCGTCATCCGCACGATGGGCGTGCGTGCCCACGAAAAAGGCCCCTCTCGGGGCCCTAGTCGCCTTGGTTTTCCTGCTCGGCGCGCCGCTGCGCGTACAGCTCGCGCCGCCGGGCGTTTCTCTGCTCCACGAACTCTGGCGTGTAGCCGTCGCGGCGCATCTGGTTGATGGTCTGGTTGCCCAGCCGCGAGGTGCCGCCGGACTCCGCAATCGCGCGCTTCTGCGCGTCTGTGTACTCGTCGAGCAGCGCGTCGGGGTCGTAGCCCTCGACCTCGAGGACGGCTCCCGCGGGCTTGACCACGAACTGGCAGTCGCAGTTGGCGTGCACGTGCTCGGCGTGCTGGCCCGCGCGCACGGCCTTGCTGGCGTGCACCCAGCCCTGCGAGCCGAGCGTGCGGCAGAACGGGCAGGTGTCGCCGATGCAGACCCACGCCCACATGGCGCGGTCGCGCACGGCGTTGGCGCGCGTGGTCTCAAGGCCGCAGCGCTTGACGTGCCGGGCGGTGACGTCGCCCACGGCCTGCCGGGTGGTGTCGCGCGTGAGGGCGCGCCCGATCGCGTCGTCGACGTCTGCCGCTACCATGCGCGCGGGCATGCCCTGCGCCACCTCGGCGGCGGGCACCGTCGCGCCCTGCATGGCCATCAGCTCGTCGTACCAGATGGCGCTGACCTCGCCGTCGGCGATGCCGTAGGCGTCGACCAGCTCGGCCACGCGGGCGCGCATGAGCGAGCGCGCGAGGTCGGGGTCGGTGTCCCATGGCAGCGAGTCGAAGTAGGCCATGGCGTCCTCGGCGGCCCTCGTCTGGACCTCGGCGTGGGCGCGCTGGTAGTTGGCCCACGTCCGGCTAGATACCCTCATCGCCAAGCCCCTCGAGGAACCTGCGCCCGGCGGCGCGGCGCTTCTGCGCCTGGATTCTGGCGATGGTGGGCGCGTCGAAGCCCTGCATCTCGTAGTAGACGTCGGTGCCGGCGAACTCGGGGTCGCCGCCCGCAATCTTGACCGCCGCGTCGGCCATGGCGGCCTGAGACGGCATGGCTGGGTTCATGAAGTGCGGCATCACGTCCAGCTGCTCGTCGGTGAGGTCCTCTGGGCGGCTGTTTGTCGCGATGGCCTGCGCCATGAGCGCCATCTGGTAGAGCGCGTCCCCGTTCTCGCGGTTCAGGTTCTGCGCGCGGATGATGAGCTTCTCGTTCGCCGCGCCTACCGCGTCGGCGCTCGTGGGGTTGGCGTCGTTCACCACGCCCGTGTCGGTCACCGACAGGCTCGTGACGGCGGCGAACTGCGTTGACAGCATCCGCAGCATGTCCACGTGCGGCTGGATGCTGCCCTGCGCCACCTGCCCGAACTTGGGCGCGTTGCCGTTCTCGTCGGTGGTGGTGAGCAGCATGGAGCCGATGTAGGTCTTGAACTTCTGGTTGATGAGCGCGTCGTACTGCTCGTCGGACAGGCCGAGCAGGTACTTCTGCGGCGAGGTCGAGAACTCGAGCGCGATGGTCGCGAGCGCCATGGTGCGGATGTAGCCCTGCGTGAGGTTGCGCACGCTGGGCGTGATGCGGCTGCGGCCGAACGGGCGCGCGATCGTGTCGGACTCGCTCGACATGGCCAGCATGAGCGGCCGTCCCATGGCGTGCGGGAACTCGACGGCGCGCCAGTCGTTGCGGTCGGCGTCGCGCGAGATGACCCAGACCGCCGAGTCGGTGTAGAGGTTGACCTGCGTTGGCACGCGCGAGCCGTCGCGCCTGCGGCCCGTGGCCATGATGGCGAGGCCGCAGCCGATGCGCTGCGCGCCGCCGTCCCAGATGGCGGTGGCGGTCTCTGCCGAGTGGAACCTGATTGCCACGCCCGAGCCGCCCTTGCGCGCGCTGAAGGTGGCGAAGACCACGCCGTGCATCAGCTCGTCACCGCAGGCGCGCCCGTACTGGCTCACGAGCGAGTTGTCGCGCACGATGCGGTCGAGCAAGGGGCTCGAGCCGCCGTCGCGGGTGACGAAGGCGTCGAAGCGGCTGCGGTCCTTGAGCACGGTCACGGCCTTCTCGGGCCACGCGCACGCCATCTCGAGCCCGCCCACGCTGGGCGGCAGGGCGATGCCGAGGTTGCACTCGGCCACGGTGACCCTGCCGTCGTAGTAGCGGCGCTTGAGCCTGTTCTTGCTCGAGTGCGCGTGCAGCTCGTCGGCGAGGTCGCCGACCATGGCGCGCTCGGCGCGCCCGAGCCCGGTCGCGTCGGCGATGCTGCCGAGGTCGCGATACAAGTCCATAGGCTATCCAATCCTCAACTTCCTGGTCGGGTCCCTCTTCGAGGTCGAGACGCCCCACAGGGCCAGCGCGCACGCCTCGATGGGCGCCGGGTCATCGCCGCCGAACCCCCAGCCGCCGTCGCGGCCTATGGGGCGGCGCGTGGCGGCCCTCGCGGAGCCGTCCAGCACGTCCTGCGGGCGGTACCACGTGAGCGCGCGCTCGTTCACGGCGTCGACCAGCGTCTGCGCCGCTGCGGTCGCGTCCTTGGCGCTTGCGACGTGCAAATATCCCCTCGGCACGCGCCCGTCCATGCGCTCGACGAGCGCCTGCGCGCCGCCGCGCCCGTCGATGACGGCCACGCAGCCAACGCCCGCACGCTCGGCGAGCCACTGGGCCAGCCACGCCGTGCCCATGCCCATGGGGCGGCGCTCGAGCACCTCGACGTGCGTGACGCCTTCTGCGGCCTCTGCGACAGCAAGCACGACCTCAGAGCCGTCCGGGGCGAACTTGACCCCGTAGGCGGTCCTCTGTGGCTCCAGCGGGGCGTCGGTGGCGCATGCCGCCCATGCGGTCGGGTCGATGACGTACTGCGCCCTGCCGGCGGTCGGCGACCACCAGCCCAGGTATTCGCGCGCGAAGCTGTCCGGTCGCATCCTGTAGCCGTCAATCGCGTCGAGCATCACGTCCTCGCGGATGCGGTACCCGAGCGCGGGGTTCGTCTGGTACGCGAGTTCGAGCACTGCGTCGGTGTCGTTCATGTCGGGCAGCTCGTCCACGGCCCACTCGAGCCACCATGCCCCGCCGGGGGCGCCGGAGTGTGCGACGTCGTGCATGTCACGAAAGACGTCACCGCGGCATGCGGGGCCGGGTGGCGTGCCGATGAAAATCATCTGCGGGTCACCGGACTCCGATGCCAGCGTTGTCGGCTTGATCGCGTCAAGCTGGTCGTAGGTGAGTTCCTGCGCCTCGTCGACGACAATCACGTCGTAGGTCGAGCCACGTGCGCCAGACGTGGTGCGTGTCTGGAACTCGATGCAGCCGCCGCTGGTGAAGTAGATGCCCTCGTTGCCTGCGGCCTTGTAGATGCCATCCTTTGGCCTTAGCCGCGCGCTGAGCGCCGGGAGCATCTCAACCTCGTCCTTTATGTACTTGAACATCTGGCGGACGGTCGAGCCGTTGTGCGCGGAGTACAGGCACCGCTTGCCAGCCGCGCCCATCGTCGTGGTGTACTTTCGCGCCGAGAACGACTTTCCGTTCTGGCGCGGCTTCGAGATGCTGATGGTCTTCGATGCGAAGCGGTTGTCCTCGTCACGTGCGGTGAACAACTCCATCTCGTGCTCTTGGCTCGGGTAGAAGGACGTGCCGCACTCACGCCATGCGGCGCAGAGCTGCGCGCCGGTGCTCGACGCATACCCGCCGACAACCTCGAAGGTCGGCACCTGGTTGCCGTAGCGCACGCTAGGCCAGCTTCAGCATCACACGGTCGAACTCAGACGCCGAGTCGCTTGCGGACTCAAGCGCCCGCAGGCGCTCGATTGCCTCGTACATTCCCGTTGCGAGCGGCCTGATGTCGCGCCCTGAGTCGGTCATGTCCAGCACCCGCGCGTACTTGGCCACGACGGCGCGCATCATGCGCACCTCGTCGTTGTCGTGCCATGCGCTCTCGATGGACTCGACGTTGCTGGTCTCCAGTGGCTTGTTCTTTGGCATGTCGGTACCTCCCACGCTGTTGCCGCGCATGTGGTGTCGATGCCCACGCTGCGCGTAGACGTGGGCTGGGGATGGAGCCGCTATTGTGGTGAACGGTCGCTTTGGTTCGGCGCTA